GATAATTGTTGAATACCATCGTATGTTCTTAATTTATTTGCTATGTCAATAATCTGTCCGACGAGTGCTTCGACTTCGCCAATCAAATCAAAGAATGCATCAATAGAAGCAAAGATAGAATCAAACCTATCACAGAATCCACCAAGGATACTTGTTGTAAAATCATTCTTATAATATGAATCTAGGTTTCTTGCTAATCTTAAATAATCATTCTCACCTAAAAATCCTGAAGGAGTATAATTATATGCTTGTAAGAAATCGGCCATTTCTAAATTTGAAATGTTACCTCTATTCCATCTCCCAGCAAGGTCAGGATAAGAACCTAAATCGCCAATGCGTTGTCTTAATAATCCATTTAAGTAATCGGTTGACCTATAAATTTGGTCGCCGTATTGATTTACTGCTCTCGCTAAAGGATTGCTTTCTGCTTCTCTTTCAATAGAAGAAACAATATCAGCAGCAACCTGGTCTATTTGAGCAAGTGTATGTCGACCTTGAGGATCTTCAACCGGTAAGTTAGCAGCTGCTAAACGATTATTGGTTACTAGGTCATTAGGATCTAAACACTTAGACATGTTATCCTCCTATCCTTGTTTGGTCAACCGCTGAATCATCAAGCGGAGAAAGATATCCGTTTGCATATCCCATAGCAAAATATCCTTTAGGAACAATGGCAGTTGACTTGCTTGGTGGTTCAGGAGCCTTAACTTGTGTCATACCCCATGCACCAAAATCAATAGGTGTAAAGTCAGCTACAACAGATAAGAAAGCATTTACAGGATTCAATATCTTAGCAATAAATTCTGGACTATTACCTGTAGGATACGCCCAACCTGAAGTAATGCCAGGTAAAGGCGCGACTGCAGGCGCAGAAACAGCAGGAGGTAATAAAACAGGTACAGTTGGTATTGATACACTTACAACTGGTGGACGATAAGCACCGTTATATGCAGCACCTGTTGCCGTCATAAGTGGAGCACCCAATGTTGTAAAGTCACCACTTGTTGCCATGACTGATGTAGCAATAACCGATGGAGAATTAACAACAGTGCTTGAAGTAATTGCGCCTGAGTTAATAGCAGTTGTATTGAATACTCCTGTGTGAGATGTTGTGACAGAAGCAATTTGCATGGAAGGTGTTGTTAAACTCCATCCTGGTGTTGGCACTGATGTTCCTGTTAATAATGTAGGAGGTATTAAACCACTTGCTAGGTTAATAATATTTGAAGCGGCGTTATGTATATCACCTGGTGTAGATAATTTAATTGCTTTGGTACAAAATACATCATATGTACTTAATGCTGTATTTTTAATATTCTTGGCAACGAAGTTTAATTGGTTAGTTGCTTCAAACTGTATTTCCTTTTTACCAAAGACAGTCATAATACCTGCGTTGGCTTCTAACTTAACATCACCACCTCTTAACTGAACTTGGTCACTTGCGTTTAGATTCATTTGTCCACCAACACCAAACTCGGCATTGCCATGAACAAGCATTCTATAATCGCCTTCAATTTCTTCGGTCTTATTACCTTTTACATATACATGAGCATTACCGTTAATCGTAACTACACTATGACCTGACGATTCATGTTTTGTTCCAATGTTAATCTCATAACGATCTGCAGCAGCTTTTTCAGAAACAGTACCTTTACTATCTAATTGAATATATGCACCTGAGTCGTGGTGAATCATAATTCTTTCTGCACCAGGTGTATCGTCTATTTCAATGCTGTGCTTATTTGTTTTAATTACTTTATTATATGGATATTTTGTTGCGTATGCAGGTGGAGGTTCAGACCATGTTTCATCAGAGTTAGCAATCTTTTGGTCATGTACTCTGTTTGCCGCCATGGATAACAAATATGTTTCTAATAATTTTTCACCTGTTGCTAATTTATCAGGACCGCCTCCAGCATTAAATTTTCTTGGAGCAAAATCACCGCCTAATAGTTCACCGTCCTTAGCAGCAATAACTCCATACCCATCTTTCTCTGGGTCAAGTTCTGTATTGTATGTGCCAGGAATTAAACCAAGTATTAATGGATGTTGTGCCATTCTTCCATCAAGGAACATTCCATATACAAAAGAGTTTAAAGGTGGAGGTGGATT